CGCAGCCGGTGATGATCTTCTGAGACTCCAGCGCGTACACGACCGGGCGCGCCACGAACTCGCGCACGCCCTCCGCCGCCCGCTCGCCGGACCAGCAGGCGACACGGCCGTCGACCTCACGGCCGAGGTCGTGCGCGACGGCGAGGGAGTCGACCCGCTCACGGTGTCGATCGCGCTCAGATGCACGCCGACGTTCGTCCGGCGCTCCCGAGCGGCGAGTGGACGTGACGTCGAGACGGGACGGGCGCTCCCGCCCGACGTGGCGAACGGCACGCCCGTCGAGTTCGCCGCCCGGCTCGTGTCCCACGGCTACTCGCTCAGAGCGGCAGCGTCGATCAGCGGCGTGGCGCGCTCGACGTTGCACGATCGTGTGCGCGCCAGGTGCGTCAGATGACGCACCTGATGTTCGACGCCAGGTGGCCGAAATGGGCCACCTGATGCTCGACGCCCAACTGGTCCACATGGACCAGTTGAAGGGCGCAGCCGCGATCACACGCGCCGGGCGTAAAGGTCTGATTTCCGAGCCTTTTTCGCGGTGCGCCGCGTGCGCCTGCCGTCATCCGGCCGGTCGGGGCTGCTACCCCGGGTCCCGGAGCGCCGATGCGGCCGTCGTGGCGCCGTCTGTGGCAGCGTTCGCACAGGGCCACGAGGTTGTCGGCCATGTCCGTGCCGCCATGCTGTCGTTCGATCACGTGGTGCGCCACGGTGGCCGGTGCGCCGCAGTCGACGCACCGGCCTCGTGTGCGGCGCAGGGCCTTGGCTCGCTGGGTTCGGGCAGCGCGCGTCGTCTTGCGCCACGGGTGCAGTCCGCATCGCCCTCGACTCACGGCGAACGCCGCACAGCCGGGATAGCTACACACGGTCTTGGTCACGTTGCTGTTCACGCACTCGCACGATGCGATAGCGGGAGGCGAGGCCCAGGCCCACGATCACGCCGACCAGGAAGGCCCACGGCGCCGTCTGCACCCAGTCGGGAAGCGCAGCGATCATGCATGCCACCGCTCACTGCTTGCCGCTCGCTTGGTCGTCGTCGTCGTCTTGCTTGCGACGTGGCCATTCTGCCGTGACTTCCAGCGCGATCCACGCGCCGAGCACGATCAATCCCGCCGCCATGAGCATCGAGCCCACCACGCGGTCGTCGGCCATGACGGCCGTTTCGGCACCCGCGAACAACAACAGCACGGCAGAGAACAGCGAGACCAGGCGCGAGCGGTTCACGATGGGCGCAAGCGGTCACAGCACGACGAGTAGGCCACGGTCAAGTGCGTGGTGCAGTCGGCAGGCGATGTGAATGGCTGTGGCGTCGATCGTGACGTCGAGGGCGATCACGGCCAGGTGATCGTCGTAGGTCACGCATCGCCACGAGCCGACGTCGCGCAGCAGCGGGGCGAGCATCTGCTGTGCGGTCGGCCGTTCAAGGTCGAGCGGGAAGCCGAAACGCATGAGCGTGCCGAGCGGCGAACTCGGGTTCGGTGGGGTCGGGTTCGGTGCCGTAGTCGAAGCCGCTGCCGCCGTGTGGCTCCTCAACCAGTGCACGCACCGCCAGACCGCCCATGAACCCGGGTCGACGGTAGACCTCAATGTCGACGCCGCCCGCCCGCCGAGCGCGTGCGATGCCGTCTGCGCGCCAGCCCACATCGAAGCTCATGGGTGCATGGCGTCGTGGCACGGGCGACACAGGACGAGCACGTCGTCGGGCAGTTCGCAGCCGAGACGTTCATACGTCTGGTGGTGCACGTCGAGCACGAGTAGCCGCGACTCGTCCTCACGTAGGCCGCAGCGTTCGCACGTGCCGTCGACGAGATCGAGCATGGCCGCGCGGAACTGCCGCCAGCGGTTCGAGCGCAGGTAGACCTCATAGGCCACGTGCGACCGCATCCGCAGGAAGCGCACGACGGCGGTCGTGTTGGCGTCGTCGAACGGGTTGGGCGACGGGCGCGCGTGGCCGTAGTGCATGGCTCGCCAGTAGGCATAGACGTCGGCGATGTTCAGTTGCGACGTCAGCATGGTCACCGCCACGCGCACACCGGCCAGGCGTTCCATCCCTGCATCCGCATCAGCCGCACGGCGCGGTACATCTGTTCCAGGCGCGTGTGCCAGTGCGGCAGGCCGCGCCCGCCGACGGCGCGCCACGATGACGCCGTGAACTGCAACCCGCCGTAGAAGCCGTTGCCGGTGGCAATGTGCCAGCGCGACCCCGACTCGCAGCGGGCGATGCGCAGCAGGCGCACCCGGTACGGGCGCACGACGGCGGGACGCGGGTCGATGGGCACGTGTCCGACGCCCGTCGCCACGTTCGGGGCGGGCAGTAGCGCCAGCGTGACCAGCAGCGCGCTCACGGCCGTTTAGTGCTGCTCGGGTGTCGGCACGTCGAACGTCACCTCGCCGCTGACCGTCACGTCGGACGCCTGCACGGTGAGCGTGCCCTCACAGTGGATGGTGTCGCCCGTCTCGGATTCGGTCGTCTCGACGGCGACCACGGCAGCACCCGCCTTGCCCACGACCGTGACGGTGGCGCTCAGTCCGTCCTCGTCGGCCTCGACGGTGGCGACCGTCTCGTCGCTCGACGCCCACGTCGGTGTCGTGTCGGGTGTCGTTTCGTTGCCGCCCGCGTCGAGGAAGCGCACGTGCGCCTCGATCGTTCCCACGTCGGCGCTGACGATCGTCTCAGCCACAGCGAGCCTGCCCTTCCGGTCGGTGAACAGCAACAGCCCAGCCACGGACGGGCCGGGCGACAGCGACTCGACGAGTCGCGCCAGCGCGGTCAGCGTGCGCACGTGCGATGGTGAGAACGTCACGGCTCACGGCTTCAGCACGATCACGACGCCGATCGCCACGAGCGCAACGGCGCAGACCAGGCAGACGAGGAGTACGCCTTCGCCGCTCAGCGGCGTGTCGTCTTGCGGGCGGTGCCGCGCCGCGTCGAGCGCGTCACGCTGCCCTTGGCGGGACGCGTCGTGCCCGCCGTCGCCTTGAGCGACGGGTAACGCTTGAGCACGGCGCGTCGGACGGTCGAGTACGACCCGCGAGTCGATGGACGAGCCGCGTAGGCCAGCGCAGCACGGGCACGGCGCTTGGTGTTGATCGGGTATAGGCGTTTGCTCGGGATGGCGAACGCCGATTTGGCCAGTTTGCTACGACGTTTGACCGCCATCGTCCTCGCCGTTCTCGTCGTCGTCGGGCCGTTCGGGCACCGGCTCGGCCGTGTCGGGCGGCTGGTAGCGCTCGGGTTCGTCGGGCGCGTCGGGCCGCTGCGGCGGATCGGGTTGCGGCTGCGTCTCGGGTTGCGTCATGGGGCGTCCGCCTCCGGGCAGGGGTCGACCAGCGGGTGTCCGAGGTGTAGCACGCAGGCCACGTGTGCGCAACGTGCACACGTCAGGACACCGCCTCGACGCGTTTCCCGTGCACCTCCCGTCACGCCCGCAACGTGCGCACATCTTGTGTCACATCGACACGTACTCCTGCGAGGCGACGCCTCAGTTCCAGCGCGCCACGCGACGTTGATCGTCGAGCCATTGCTCGGGCGTGATCACCGGGTGACGACGTTTCCAGACCTCCCAGCGCAACACCGCGCCGAACCCCAGCACGAAACTGAGCAGCAACACCAGCCACAGCGCACGCACGTGCGTCAGCTGCAGCACCAGAACATCGAGCGTTGCCGTGATCGCCGCGAACGGCCACAGACGCGGCGACCACGCACGTCGATGGCGAAAGTAGCGTCTACCGACGCTCATCGCGCCAGCGTTTGACGAGTTGCCGGTAGACGATCTCGGAGCGGCTGCCGTAGTGCGTGCCCTGGTGCCCGTACGCGCCGCTCTCGCAGTACAACCGGCGCGTGACGCCGCGCACTTCCGTGTCGACCCGCGCCCGACCGGCAGGCAGGCGCGGGTCGATCACGATGTAGGCGTCGCATGGTCGCTCAGCCACCGGACGTCATCCTCATGGCCTCGTCGATCGCCTCGCCGCGCGTGCGCAGCCACTGCGACATGCACTCCCACCGGCCCCAGTCGTCCAGGTGCTCGAAGATCGCTTCGCTCAACTCGTCGGCCCAGCGCCACACCGACCAGCCCTCGCGTTCGTCGCGGGCGATGCGCCACAGCGTCTGCGCGTCGTTGGACGGCAGTAGGTAGTCGCCCGCCTTGATCTTGGTCAGGACGTAACGACGTCGCTCAGTCATCAGCCCGCAGCCGTTGCAGCGCGTCACGCAGCGCCCGGTCGACGGCGCGACGCGCGAGCCGTTCACGCGCAAGCTCGTTCTCCAGGTGGCGCACGCGCACGGCGAGCGCCAGTCCAACCGCGTTCGGTTCGTACACGACGCTGGCTTGGCACCCCGGCACCGAGCAGTTCATCGTACGGATGCGGTCGACACGATGCCCGTTGGGACAAGTGAAGTGGTCACGTTCGCTCACCTACTGCCCCCGCTCGGGGGCGACGGCCTGCCACGCCTCCACCGCCTGCCACAGCGCGGACGGGTCGGGCTCGTCATTCGTCCGGCGTAGCTCGGTGATGACCGCGTCATTCAGCGCCCAGGCAGCCGATACGGCCCCCGCGAGTTGTGCTTCGAGCGTCCTGATTCGATCCCACCACGCATCCTCCGACTCACCGTAGGCTGCTTCGGCTGCCTCGGCACGACGGCGCTGCTGCTCGGCCTCGGTCATCACGGCCGCGTACTGCTCGTCCGTCCAGCGCTTGATAAGACTCATGGCCGCTACTGCCCCCCGTGAGCGTCAAGCCACGCTTCGATCTTGTCCACCGCGATAGGGACGGCGCTCGGATCGTCTACCTCGGGCGGGGCAAGGATGCCGTGAAGCTCGCGGATCAGGTCTACGGCCCCCCGGTGGTCGACGGCTAGGGCCTCAACCGACTCAGCCGCACCGCGAATCTGCTCGGGCCATTGCACGCTGTCATCGTCGCCCAGCGTGTCCTCGATGATCCCGGCCACGCGGCGCAGGTACTCGGCCAATGCCTCATAACGTGTCATTACGTGCGCCACCGTTGCCACGCCTGCCGCCTCTCGTGTTGCGCGTTGACGGCGTGTTCCCACTGCGGGTCGTGTACGCGCAGTTGCACGAGTTCCTCGCCCCACCGCGTGATGGCGTCGTGCAGACGCTCGTGCTCGCCGCCCGCGTTGACGTCGCCCACGCCGAAGCGCTCAAGCTCGGTCATCACGTCGCGCCACGCTTGCCACTCGATCTGTTGCAACTCCAGGAACGCCAGCTGGCGTTCGCCCGGCTGCAGTCGTTCCCATAGCGGGTCGATCATCCGCCGTCGCCTTTCGTGAACACGCGCAACCCGCCCTGCCCGTCAAGATTGCCGATCCGGTAGCGCGCGACGAGGCCGAAGTCCGCGCCTTCTAGTTCCGGCTCGTCGGTCGGCATGCAGTACGTGATCGTGCCTTCCCACGAGTCGCCCGCGTGCACGCGGCTGACCACGTCGAGCAGTGTGCGCACGAGTTCGCTCGTCGAGGCGGGCGCGGGCCGGTTCCAGCCTGCGGGCATGGCGTCGCGTTCGACGAATTGCGCGACGTCACGTTTGACGAGGTCACGCGCCGTGGCGTCCGCCGGGTTGTCGAGCAGCACGCGGATCAGCGCGAGCAGATGCTCCTCGCGCGGCGTGATCACGTGATGCTCGGTTCGACGAACATCGGGTCGCCCATGTGCGGCTCGGGTTGCGGCGGCAGACCCGCCGCCTTGAGATGGCACTCCCAGCAGCGCCCGTTGCTGGTGCTTGGCTCCTGCGGCGACGTCGGGTCGTGGTAGTAGTCGGTGTTCGGGGTGCAGCGGTATGTGCGCCCGCACATGGCGCACTCGACGCGCTGCCAGCGTAGGTCGATCACAGCAGGTCCTCCCGTCTCAGTTGATCGTCCAACTCGCGTGCCGCCTTGCGGTGTCGGGAACTGACAGGGATGCCGCCCTGGCGCATGTCCTCGACGATGCCCTCGTGCGTGCGCCCGTAGGCGATAGCCAGGTGCAGCGGCCCGCGCATCCACGTGGGGTTGTCGTGCCCCGTCTCGTCGGCCTGCACGAGCAGCTTCCCGAGGTCGACGCTGATCGGCTGCCCGTCGCGCAGCCGGTCGATGTTCGTGTCGACGATCCCCAGCATGATCAGCACGCCGCCGCCGCGCGTCTGCGCGACTATGCGGATCACGGGTTGCTCGCTTCGCAGCCGCGCATGTAACTCGACGTCTCGGGGTCCCACACGTACCAGCAGATGACGTGGTCGAGCGCCGTGTGCTCGACGTCCTGCATGAACCCGGTCGGCTTACCGCAGTGCGCGCACTGCTCGCCGTCAATCACGTCGTCGCACAGCGCGAACAGCGCGCTCAGCGGGTCAAACTCGGCCGCCACGCGGTATGACAGGTGCGGCGAGGCGGCGTCGCTGGCCGTGGCCACGGGACGGCCGTCGCGCCCGCGATACCAGCCCGCCACGGCAAACCACACGATCGGCTGTTCGTCGTCGGAGTAGCGCATCTGGAACTGCCGCATGCCGGTGCGGCGCAGCAGGTCGATCGCGCCACCTAGGCGCGGGTCATCCGGTCGCGCTGGATGTTTCGTCTTGGCCCCCACTCGTGTCACCTCTTGCTGGTCGGTCCCGCTCGCGCAGCATGCGCACGATCACGTCATCCTCAGCCACGCCGCCGCGCACGAGTTCGTCGGCGTAGTCGACGTCGCTCACCTGCCCCAGCTGCCAGAGCGCATGCAACGCCCAGTCCGTGTCAGCGCCCACGACGTTGCCTCCACCAGCGACGCAGGCGCTCACCCAGCGTGCGCCGCACCTCCCCGTAGAGCGGCGTCATGCCACGCGCCGTTGCTTTGCGTGCCCGAAACGCCATTCGCGTTGCACCAGTTTCGACGTCGTGCCGTCGTCGAGCGTGCGTTGACTCAGCCAGCGCGTGACCAGCAGCATCTGCTCGTCACCCATCCCACCGAGCGCCGTCTCATCCTTCTTACGCAGCCGCCCGTGAGCGAGCGTCTTGCCCGCTTGCGTGAGCCGCCAGCGTTGCGTGTGGATCGGCTTGCCGGTCCCCGTGTAACGCAGCACGCCGTGCTCGTCGCGTTCGTGTTCCCGTTCGACCGCACCGAAGCGCTTGAGCCAGGACAGGCGCGACGAGGCGATTCTACGCTGAGCCAGGTCGAGCCGGTCGGCGACGTCTTGCGCGTCCGCCCAGCCGTCGCCGTCCGCGACGTCCTCCAGCACGAGCAGTAGCTCGCGGTCGGAGTAGTCGTCGATGGTCAGCCGCTCAAGCGGCATCGTCAGCCGCCCCGGGCATCAGCGCCCACAGGATGCCGCCGCCGCGTGTCACGCCCGCTTTGCGCACGATTTCGCGTTCGCGCAGCACGTCGAACACACGGGCGATCGTCTCGTCGCCGATGCGTTCGTGATACTGCTCGCGCAGCACGCGAGCGAACTGCATCTTGGTGATCGACTCGACGCCGTCGTGCCCGGTCGTCCACCAGTGCACGAATGCTCGACGTACCGACTCGACGCGCGCTTCGCTCACCGTCCAGTGCTTCTTGCTCGTCGTCGACGTGCGCGCCGTCATGCGTTCGGCGGATTGCGCCTTGGGCGGTCTGCTGAGTTTGCTGTCGTCGCTCTCCAGCGCGTTGATCGCGCGAGCGATGCGCCGCTCGGTGCTTTTGGCCACGGCGAGCAGGCGTTCTAGGTCCATGCGCGCGTTGGACGCGTTGACCAACTCGGCGCGCAGGCTGTGCGCGTGGTCGTCGATGCGTCGGCGCATCGCGCGCTCAGCCTCGGCGATCGGGTCAAACGGCTGCCCGTCGACGACGTCGTCGGGGGCGACAACGTCGGCGTCGTGCCCGTTGGGTGCCCACAGGGCGGTCATGGATGGCTCCTTGATTCGGGGTCAGACAGCGGCTGCACGAGCACGCTCGTGCAACGTCGAGCGCGGCAGCCCGAGCACGGCCGCCGCTTGGCGCACGCTGAGTCCTGCGTCCAGCAGGGCGCGCGGTTCGAGCGCGTCGAGATCAACGACACGTCCGTGTTCGGGGTCGCGGCCTCGCGCGATCCGCGCGCGCCGCACGAACGTCGGCGTGCAGCGCATGGCGATGGCCACGCGTAGCGCGTCGACGCCTTCGCCGTCGCTGATGATCCGCTCGGCGAGTTCGTCGGCCGTCTCGTAGCGCAGGGGCGCGAACGGGCGACGTCGGATGGCGCGAACCTCGGCGCGCGCCTGCGCGACGAGTGAGCGCAGCTCGTCGACGCTGCGCGCGTCGGCGAATCGCAGCCGCCAGTACGTGGCGGGCGTGTCGTCGCCGCTGGGGGCAGCTGACGATGGCGGGGAGCACGACACGACGGGCACGCACGCATGTGCCCGAGCCGTCGACGTAAGCTCCAGGTCGAGCAGCACCTGCCGCTGCTCCTGGGTGCGCAGCATGCGCGCAGTCTATGCACCATCCCGGTCATGGTGGCGGGTGTGCGTCGCGATGGTCCGGATTGAGCGCGTAGAAGTGCTCCAGGCCGCCCCGGTGGCGGTGTTGGCGCACGAGCCGCACGACGCCCTTGTCGCGCAGCTGGCGCACGTGAAAGGACACGTTGGCCTGTGGGTGCCCGATGATGCGCGCCAAATCGCTGGGCGAGCGCACGTGCCCGTCGAGCAGTTCCACGATGCGCACTTGGATCGGGTGCATCGTCGCGGTGGCGACCTCTCTCCAGTCGACCGTCACGTCACCCGGCCTCCGCTGTGACGTAGGCCACCTCGCGCCCGTCGAGTTCGCGCTCGGACGTGCCGCCCGTGACGACGTGCAACGTCACGCTGCGACGGTCTACGGGCACGGCGGCGTAGACGGCGGCATACGGCCCGGTGTGCGCCTCGATCTGTTCGATCGCTCGCTGCGCGAGCAGGCGCTCGACGCACTCGCTGATCACGAATCCCGAGACGCCGAGTTCCCACGCGGCGAAGGGGATCGTGAACGATGGTTCGGCGACGAGGTGAGCGCGGATGCGCTCGATCGTCTCCATGCTGACACGGCTCAAGGGTCCTCCTGGGGGCGGTAGAACGGATCGTCGGCTACGGCCCCATCGGAGCCGACGACGTACACGGCCAGGGTGTAGCGCCACAGCGCGAGCCGGTGCGGCGCGTCCGCCCACGCCGATGGCCACTCGGCCTCGGTCGCGGGGACGGGCACGGCGTCGACCTCCAGCCACGGGGAGCCGTCGCGGTGTGTGATGAGCACTTGCGCGTGCTTGAGCCCAAGACTGCGCAATGCCGACACGGCGGCGTCGAGTTCGTCGAGTGACGCGACGAGGCGCAGATCGTTGCCGACGATGACCGTCTCGTCGTCGACCTCGACCAGTCGTGGGCGTAGATGCGCGGGCAAGGGGTACGGGGGGTCTTTCTCCCCACCACGTCGAGAATCCTGCATCGCCTTGCGCACTCTAGACGTCTCGACGGCGGGAATGCAGACCAGTCAAGGGCACGCGCGCAACTCGGGTTCGCATGCAGACCTCGATCCCGCCCCTCTCGCGCGCACGCGCGCGCGCGCGTCCCAGGCCGTTAGGAAGTTCTATAGAAGGTCAAGACTCTCCGACGTATATGTGTGACACCTTGCAGCCTTGCCTCGATATCCGTGCAGCCATGCGGGATCGCACGATGCAGACCCCCGTGCAGCCTTGACCGGGCGTGCGTCCCGGGGTGCCCCCTCGCGTGAGCGCGCGTAGGGACGTCGTGCGCGCGAGTGGGCAGGCGTCAACTTGGGCGGTGAGGGATCGACGCCCTAGCGCGGAACCGTCCTAGACCTGTTCTGCAACCACGCTTGGGAGCTTGCGAAAGCGGTCGACCGCGTCGATACTGCGCTTGCAGCGCAGACGACCCGCCCGCCCGAGAGACAACGGAATCCGCGAGCCGAAGTCGTCGCCGCAGTCCACTAGTGCGCCGCGCGAAGTCCTCGCGCCCGACACGACCGACACCGCCGCGTGAGTCCCCCGCCGCCCGGAAGCTGCCGCCGCCTGACACCGCCCTCAGATGAGCACGCCAGACCCACACGAGCGTCACACGCGATCAGCAGCCGCGTCGACCCGCTCGTGCCGCGTGCGCCCTCGCGGGGGCCGTGACGACGAACAGCACGAGCCGCGAGGGTGGGAGGCGTCGCCGAGGATGGGACCTCGGCCCTGATGAGAACCCCGAAACGCCAAGGAGCCACCGCATGATCTACACCGACGTCTATCTGTTCGACCTCGCCACCGGCAAGATCGACGCGGGCGAGAACACGATCCACGTCGCCGACTACCTCGTCCGCGTCTGCGGCATCACCCGCGAGCACGCCGCGCGCATCGTCAGCGTCGCGTTCGACCCCAGCCAGGGCGCGCGCTAAAGACGGAACACTGCAACATACCCCCATCCCCTGCGCGCGCACGCGCGTGCGCGGGGGATGCCAGCAGCCTTGCAGCCTTGCCCGAATCCCCTGCATCCACGCCAGATCACTACTGCACCCAACACTGCAACCACCCAAGGAGCCATCCGCATGACCTTTGCAGCCTCCAGCAACGCCACCATCGTGTCCGCGCCCGACGCGCCCGTCGCATGAGCGCCTACACGCTGCGCGTCTCCGAGGGCATCTGGTACGACGCTCTCGACCCGCGCGCCACGGACATGCAGTCCGGGCTTGAGCTTCCCGAGCCGCGTCGCTCGGGGCGCTCCATGCTCTATGACGACGTCTCGCGCGACGTCGCCCTGGACCTCGCCAGCTATCTCGCCGATCGCGGGGACCTGCTGCTCGCCAACAGCGACCCCGAGTTCGACAAGCGAGAGCGCGACCTGTACCGCCGCATGATCACGACCGCCGAGCGCATTCGCGCGCTCGTCGCCTAACCCTCAACCCCAACCGGAGCCATCCCCCATGACCAAGATCATCACCTGCCCCACTGTGCACACGTTCGACTCGACCGTCGACGCCTACGACGCCGTCAACAGCGACGACTCGATCCGCGACGGCGACGTCCTGATCGTCGCCGACGAGCGCGTCGTCGGCATCGCCGTGAGCGCGTGGCCGACCGCCGTCACGCCCGAGCACGGCGCGTTCCACACGCTCGCCGAGGGCGTCGAGTGGTCGTGCGTCGGCAAGCGCGACGAGGACCGCACCGACTACACGATCGCCGAGGGGCCGCACGCGGGCCAGCACACGTACGTGATCCCCGCCGACCCGGGCACCGACTACACGGCCAGCGTCGAGGTCGCCCGTCTGCACGCCCGCGCCGTCGTGATCGCCGACGAGGGCGGGTGCATCTACGCCGACGCCGTCGCTCGCGCGCAGTGGGAGTCCGATCACAACCTGTTGCCGTGACCGCGCCCGTGATCGTGCGCGGCCCGTTCGACCAGGAGGCCCGCGACGGGCGGTCGATCGTCGTCGTCGTCAGACGCGGCGATCACGTCGACCGCCATCGCTACTTCCCGCACCAGCGCGACGAGGCCGACCGTCTCGTCGCGCGTCTGCTCGACGAGGGCGCACAGCGCCCCGTCTGAGCCGTTTCCCGTACACCTCAGACCATCGGAGCCATCCCATGACCCCCAACATTCGCAAGTCGCGCTACGCCCCAGGCGACCGCGTCGAGTTGTACCCCGAGCCAACGCATGAGGGGCCGCACGCCGACGATCAGTACGTCGAACGTCGTTACGCCCGCGTGCTCGACGTGCACGTGCACCCCAACAACGACGAGTACGTGCTCGGCTACACGGTTGCCGAGCACGAGCCGATGCACGACCCCGAGCAGCCCGAGGCGATCGAGGTCCATCGGATCAAGCCGGGCGCCATCGCGCGCCTTGCCCCGTTCGCCCCTACCAACTGAGGAGCCATCCCCATGAATCAGAATCCCGAAGCCCTCGCCGAGCAGCACGCCGCCGAGGCGACACGCCTGATCGCCGAGGTCGACGAACACCTCGCCAAGCGCGGGCGCAAGATGGGGCTTGAGCAGAACGGCCTCGCCGCGCTCGCCAACGCCCACGCCACGCTCGCCGTCTACCACGCCGGACGGGTGCGCTGATGATCGCGCTCGTCATCCCCGCCGCCCCCGAGCACCCGATGCGTTACGTGCGCATCGACCAACGCGACGAGTTGCGCGCGTTGCAGACGATCGTCGGCGGCAACATTGAGGCGGTGCCGCTGCCCGAGTTCGTCGACCGCGACGAGCGCGCCACCGCGTACGTGCACGAGGAGGGCAAGTTCGTGCAGCCGTGCGTGCCGAACATGCGCGCGACCGACTACATGGTCCCCGGCGTCGGCCTGTTCATGGGCGACTACATCGCGGGCGCGTTCGTGCTGATGGGGTTCCGCCCGTCGACGGGCACGCACACGCCCGAGCCGCCGCCCCCCGTGGTCGACCGTGCCCGCTTGATCGAGCGTGAGGCCACCTCGCGCGACCTCCCGCGCGTTGCCGACGCCGACGTCGTCGACGTCGAGACGTTGATCGCCGAGTGGGAGGCGACGCCCGATGCCTGAGCCTGAGCGCATGGTCCCGCATCACTTCAGCGTGACGCGCGAAGGTCCCGACTCGATCCGCGTCGACGGCTGGAACGAGGACGGCACAGGCGAAGGCCCGGCGATCGGCCTCACCGACGCGTCTGCGCTTGATCTGTTGGCGAGTCTCGCCGTGGCGCTGAACAGCTGACCCGAGGCCGAAACGCACCACCGACCGTATAGTGGTGCGTTGCGACGTGAGACGTCGCCTGACGATGGCCGTCAGACCCAACAACACAGGAGCCATCCCCATGCCCAGCAATACCAACGCCGCGCCCACGATGACCGACGAGCAGCTGCTCGCCGCGATCGACGCGCGTCTCGTCGACGCCGAGGCCAAGCTCGCCGAACTCGACGCGACGCGACAGCCGCTCGTCGACGCCGTCGAGCGTCTGCGCAACACGCGCGCCATGCTCGCGGGCGACGCGCCCGCCAGCACGCCCACGCGTGCCCGCAGCGCCCGCAAGCCCGTCGACGAGGCGACCCGTCTCGCCCGCGCCGCCAAGGCGAAGGAGCGCCGCGAGGCGCGCAAGGCCGCCGAAGCGGCGGCGGCGCAGTCTGCCGCCCCCGCGCAGTCCTAGACCCCCAACCCAACCCACGACCCACGCAATGAGGCCCGCCTTTCGGCGGGCCTCACGTGGTCTACAAAGGAGCCATCCCTCGTGACCGATGCACACACTAGCGCGCGGCTCGGCCTGTACGAGCGCGTCAGCCGCCGCAACGGCCGAGACGCCGCCCTGCTGGAACGCACCACGCTCGACGAGCAGCAGCGCCTCGCTCGCGCCGCCCTGCGCGGCGATCAGCAACTCGTCGCCGACCCCGACCGCTGGCGGGACGTCGACGTCTCGGGCACTCACTCCGACCGTCCCGGCTTCCAGCGCCTGCTCGACGACGTCGAGTCCAAGCGGATCGACGGGGTGATCGTCGGCTACCTGAGTCGCTTCGGCCGCAACATGCGGGAGATTCTGGCCAACGTCGAACGCATCACCGACGCGGGCGGGATCGTCGTCTTTGCCCGCGAGGACCTGACGATCAAGCCCGGCAAGCAGGGGCCGAGCGCCGTCATCCTCGCCGTGTTCGCCGCCGTCGCGCAGATGGACGTCGAGCGTCTGCGCGAGGGCTTGGAACTCGCCAACGCCAACGCCGTCGCGCGCGGCGTCAGCATCCAAGTTCCGTACGGCTACCGGCGCGCCGACGGGCCGGGCACCCCGCTCGACCGTGACGTCGAGTTCGACGCTGACACGAGCCACAGCCTGTCCCCCGCCGAGGTGGTGACGATGATCTTCGCCGCCCGTCTGCGCGGCGAGGGAGCCAGCGCCATCGCCGACGAACTCAACGGGCGCGGCGTGCTCACCCCGACCGCGCTGGAACACGCGCGCGGCCAGCGCACGCGACCGGGCGCGCAGCAGTGGAAGCACAACACGGTCGTGGGGATCGTCGAGACGCGCACGTACACGGGCGTGATCCCGCGCGCGTCCAAGTGGCAGGGCAAGGGGCGCGATCGCCGCCCGATCGCGTGGGAGTATCTGCCGGGCAAGCATCCCGAACTCGTCGACGACGGCGTCTGGCAGGCCGCGCAGTTCCACGGGCGCGCCGTGCGCAACGGCACGACCGGCGACTCGCTGTTGCAGGGACTCGTGCGCTGCGCGTCGTGCTCGCGCACGATGCGGCCCAGCCGCACCAAGCAGACGTTGACCTACGTGTGCCCCAACAAAGACTGCGCGCGACGTGCGCGCATCACCCGCGCCGCCGCCGACGCGTACGTCGTCGAGCAGCTGCTCGCTCATCACGACGCGACCGAGACGACCGTCGACCGGCACGCCGAACTCGACGGCGCCCGCGACGCGCTCGATCGCGCCGAGACGCAACTCGACCGCTGGCTGGAAGCCGATATCGACGACGTCGAACGCTTCCGCACCGGCTATCAGCAGCGCCAAGCCCGCGTCGACGACGCGCGCGACCGCGTGCAGAAGCTGGAGCAGCACGACCGCGAGCACGTCACTCGCGTGCTGCGATCGTTCGACGAGTACCCGCTCGCCGATCAGCGCGCCGCTCTACGGGGCGAACTCGACGCCGTCGTCGTTCTGCCCGCCCCCGGTCGCGGCCAGGCGGGTGACGTCGCCGAGCGCGTCCTGCTCGTCGGTCAGGGACGCGCCCCGTTCGCTCTCAGCGGCAGCGGGCGCATCGTCGAGCCGCGCGCGTGGCCGCTGCCACGCGATTGACACCGTCTCGCCCCGCGCCCGCGCGCACCGCTCCAGCGTGCGCGCGATCGACGCGAGCCGGACCTCCAATGGCGGCAGATCATGCCGCACGTCTCACGCCTCCCGCCCTCGCAACGCGCCCTCGATCAACTCCAGGCGCTTGCTGATCGCCAGCAGCACGTTCACGAGGGCATCGAACCGATCATCGCCGGTCGTCTTGCTCTCGCTCTGGCGCTCGTACGCCTGCGCCTCCAGTCGCACCGTATGCTCATGCTGTCGGTTGATCACGCTCACGTGCTCGTTCCTCTCTGCCAGTACCAGCCGTCCGGTTCTCGCACGCTGCGCACCCGCAACGCGCGCTTGGCCTTGCGCAACGTCCGCTCGCTGAAGTCGCCGCGCTCACGCGCCGCCGCGAGCAGTCGCTTGGCGGGCTTCGCCCCGTCGATCAGTTCGCGTTGCAGCCACTCGACGGCGTCGCCGAACGCGCCCGCCTCGTCGGGATCGGTTACCGCGAGCACCGACTCGGGCGCGATCTGCTCGACACCCACGAACCGCAGCGTCGGCGTGTCGAGTTCGTGCCCCGAGTCCTCGACGATCACCTGCTCGCGCCGGAACACCATCGCCGGGTGGCGCGGCCCCTCGCTCGCCTTGACGTGCACCAGCACCTGGCGGCGTTCGTTCTCCGGCTTGGCGACGTCGTCGGGGTGCGCGCCGAGCAGCAGCGCGAAGCGCGCCGTTGCGCCGAACCCGCCCGTGCCGCTGATGCGCGAGAGCGCGTCCGCGCCCTGCGACTTGTTGAGGTGCATCACGCACAGCACGGTGCACCCCGTGTCGCTGGCGAACTTGAGCAGCGGCGCGAGCACGAGCGCGCGCACCTCCTGGTCCTTCCACACGTTCACGTCGGCCAGGTGCGCCGACAGCGGGTCGATCAACAGCAGCGAGTGCCCGCGCATCGCCTCACGCATCAGCAGCAGATCACGCGGCAACAGCAGCCCCGTCTCGCCGTACGTCGCGCGCGTCGCCACCAGCGTGACGCGCGACAGATCAGCCCCCGCCGCGATCAGGCGCGGCCGGATCGTCGTGCGCGGATCATCCTCAGCCGAGGCGACGAGCACGCGCCCACCGTGCGACGTCACCGCCGCGATGATCGTCGCCAACAACGTCGACTTGCCCTGACCGGGCGGGCCGAACAGGATGCCCAGCCGCCCGACGCTGACACGCGACTCCCACAGCCAGCGCACCGGCTCGCTCTCCACGGACGCCATCCCGTGAAACACCAGCGCGTGCCCCGTCTCCGGTTGCTCGGGCAGATCGTCGACGACGACAGCGTCGACGACGTCTCCCTCGTTCGCGCTCACCCGCTCGGGCGGCACGTACACGGGCGCGCCGAGGCCCATCGCCACGAGCCGGTCGCGCGCGCGCCCCGGCTCGTCGCGCAACTCGCGCACGAGTTCGCCCACGTCGTACTTGTCCGGCGTGTCATCCGCCCACGCCACGACGCGCACGCTGGCCGCGCCCTGCTCGTGCGCGACACGCGCCCAGCGCTGCGCCGCCTTGCGCCCCGCGTCGTCGTGATCCATGCAGACGATCACGTCGCGCCCCTGCACGACGTCGAGCCATTCGGGCCGGGCCTTTGCCGTCGCGCCGGGAGCGCCGATCACGCTCAGCCCGACGTTGGCCACGCTGATCGCGTCGGCCTCGCCCTCGACGATCCACACCGGCACCGACTCGTCGGGCAGCAGCAGGTACAACGGCAGGCGCGGGTAGCCCTGCTCGGCCAGCATCTTCGGCCCCTTGGCGTGGCCGTTGGGCGAGTAGCGCAGAAAGTTCCGCAGCGTGCCGTCGACGTCGCGCACGGGGATCGTGATGCGTTCGCCCACCAGCCCGAGTTCCAGCACGGCGCACGTGCCCGCCCGCCAGCCCTTGGCGTCGAACACCATCCGCAGGGCGTCGCTGCTGCGTTGCAGACGCTCGCTGTAGTGGGTTATCTCGCGCTCGGTGGGGAGTGCGGCAGCCGCAAGGGAAATGCGTGCAGACGGCGCGCTGAGCGCGCGGTCTGACTGCGTGGGGAACAGATCACGCACGCTGCACCCGACCGCGCGCACGATCGCGTCGAGGTCGCACCCCGCCCAGCACGTGACGAGTATCTGACCGTCGCGGCCGATCGACACCGTGAGCGACGCCTGCCGATCCTCGTGCGCGGGGCAACGGGCGTGCCACTGCCCGTTGCCGCCGCTCACGCCTTCCAGCCGGTCGAGCAGTTCCTCGACGCGCACTGATCATCCCCTGCCCGGCCTTGCCACGTGATGACGCGCCCAGCCGAGGCGTACGTGGTCCAGACCTGGCGTGCCGCTGCCCAGACTCGGGGAGCCTAGCCATGCCCAGACCGTCCACATTACGCGAGCGTCCGCTCGAACTCGCGCACAACGTGCTCTAGCCGTGCGACCAGCGATTCCAGCGCGCCATCGTCGACGCCATCACGCGCCGCGCGCGACGCGTCCTGCTCCCGCGAACGCACGATGCTCGTGCTGGCCGCGAGACGGTCGAGCACCGCCGCGAAGCGATCGTGCAAACTCATGCCGTCGCCTCCACGATCGTGCCGTCGAACCGCCCATACACCGGACGCATGTCGCCGATCCCGCAGTAGACGCCCGCGTCGTGCCAGATCATGCGCAGCGTGTGCACGTCGAATACCGACATGTCGACCTCGACGTCGAGCGACGCCTGCCAGTCGGTGAAGATCGGCCGCGTGCGCACCGTGCGCGCGCGTTGCACGCCCACCGTCTTGCGCAGCGCGAACGCGCCCGACTTCCACAACTCGTGCGGCTGACGCGGCCCGTCGTACTCCAGCGGCGGCGTGTTCGCGCCGATCGGGTAGACGCCGCGCAGCACGTCCGGGCCGCGCTTGTGGCGCTTCGCGCCGTCCTGCAAGCACCGCAGCACGTTCCACGCCGGGAGGCAGACCGCGAACGTCTGCCCGTTGGGCGTCATGTAGCCGTCGAGCGTGAGCGGCGGGTCGGTGTACAGGCCGCCGCCGAACTCGCCGAACCCCATCGCCTCGTGGTCGGCGATCGTCTTGCCGCGCTTGCGCGACCGTTCGCCGATCCACTGCGTGAACGGGTCGAGCGGGTCGGCCAACCGCTCGTTGTGCATGATCAGCGGCGCGCCGCCGTGGTCGGTGCGGCCGTCCAGCTTGAGGGTGATCTGCATGGGAACTCCTTGGATCGTGCGCACGTTGTGCGCTGGATGTAGATGCTTCGGGAGCCTCGTCCGGCCTAGCCTTGACCCGCCACGCCAATCGCAACTTGACCCGCCCAGGCAGGGGGAGCCTTGTCTCGCCTCGCCGGGTCATGCCAGGGCGGTGTGACCGCGCCTCGCCCCGCCCGGTCGAGTAACGCCATGACTTGCATTGCCAAGGGGAGCAACGCCCCGTCACGGCTTGCCGTGCCAGGCACGGACGCGTCAGGTCGCGCCGCGCCGCGCCGGGGGGAGCCATGTCGAATCTCGCCACGTATCGCGCGGCCCGACCTCGCCTAGTGCTGCGAGGGGAGCCATGCCGCGCCCGGTCGCGCCTTGCCCCGACGTGTCCGGCCAGGGCCAGCCGCGCCCGATCGCGCTGCGTGTAGGGGAGCCATGACTTGCCGCGTCTCGACGCGCATTGCCCGATCGGGCCTCGCCTTGCCAGATCGCGGCTGGTCGCGCCGGGCCTGGTGCTGCCACGGGGAGCCGTGCCACGCATCGCCCTGACTCGTCCCGACGTGTACGGACTCGCCACGCCTCGACCTCAGAAGGGAATCGGCTGGCCGGTTTCTGGATCAATGTCCCCTTTCTGCACCGGCTCGCGCGTCGTGAACGCTTCGACGTCGGTGGGCGTGGTGACGTCGCTCACGTTCGGGTCACGCTCGACGTCGCGCGTGATCGGCGCGCCCGCCTGCCCGAGCGTCTGCGGCGGCGCGCTCGTGCCGCCGTCGTCGCGGCCCATGATCGCGTTCGCGGGCGCGGCGCGCTGCTGCCCGTAGGCGGGCGTGTCGCCGCCCGAGCCGGGCAGGCTCGGCGCGTACGTCTCCAGCACGCCTTTCGGGTACGTGTTCACGAACCCGCCCGAGCGCTTGACCTCGACCGTGTAGCCCTTGCCCTCCAGCGTGCGCAGCGCGTCCTCAAGCTCGCGGTCGGAGTTGTACGGCGTGTTGTCGACGTCGAGGCCCATCGCGCGCAGCGCCTGCACGGTGAACACCAGCCCGGGGTTGCGCTCGCCATCCGGCTTGAAGCGCTCCAACGTGTGCAGGCTCTCCCAGCGCGAGTCGCGTTGCGGCCCGGCCACCACCTTCCAGGCGAACTTGGCCCACTGCGCGCCGTCCGAGCGGCGCGTGATGATCTGCGACTCGACGAGTTCGGTTTCGTAGATGGCGTCGGGCGGCGCCTCGTCGGTCTTGCTCTCGTCGACGGCCTCGCGGAAGCCACTCGGGTCGAACGGCATCACTCGCCCCCTTCCGGTTGGCCCACGGGACCGGGCGGCTTGCCCGTGAGCATGCTGTGCACGGCGTTGATCACGCCGACCACGACGTTGGGCACGCCGTCGTAACGCTTGTTGATCGCCCCGATCAGCACGCCGCCGCGCTGCTCGCCGACGAGTTCGACGAGCCGCGCGCGCGTCGCGTCATAGTCCGCGCCCGAGCTTGGCAACGCCCACGCGGGGAGCATCGGCTCGACCTCGGCCTCGACCTCCTCGGCCGTGACCTCGCCCATGCCCACGAGGTTCGACGTCGCGCGGTTGAGCGCGCGCGTCGTCGCCGTGGCGACGAGGTCGTGATCGGGCTTGCTGAAGCGGCGTTCGGTGATCGCGCACGCGCCGACGTCCTCGGCCTTGCGCCCGTTGGGCGCGACCACCGACGCCACGACCGTGGCGCGCAGAGGATCACCCTCGGCGCCCTGCTCGGTGTACACGTGCCCGCACGACGGGCACACGTGACGCTCGACGCGGTCGACGCGGATGCTGCGCACGAGCATGTCCAGGCCGAACCACGTGCCGACCTTGCGCCAGCCGCTGCGCTTGACGAACCTGCGGTCGCGGCCGTCGCGGTCGCGGAACACTTGCCAGTCGCCGTCGACCAGCAGGCTCTGCAAGCCCTGCTGGTACTCGGCCATCGCCGACGACACCTGGTGCACGGGCATCGGGCGCAGCGGCTCCAGGCGCGCTAGTGCGCCGTTGTCGACGGATGAGGGGACGGGTGCAGTGGGCACGACGGGGGAACCTCCAGCAGTTGGGTGTCAGCGCTCAGGGATGAGCGGCTGTGACCGCACGACGTCGAGCGACGCGCGCGGAGACTTGCGCCACGTGCAGCACGCCTTGACCAGGCGCTGCGGGCGACCGGCGAGACGATTGACCAGCCGTTGCGCCTCGCGCCGCGACACCGTCGTCTCGTGCTTGATCAACTCCGTAACCTCGCGGGCGTCGACGACGCCCTCGTCGATCAACTCGCGGACGACGCGCTCAAGCTCGTCCGCGTCCCACACACTTTCGTTGCGCGCCTCGACGCTCACGTCGAACTCGCCGACCAGCATGCGCGAGCGCCCGCGCACGTCGAGCCGACGACGCAACTCGGCGTCGATCGCAGCCTGCATCCTGCGTAGCCGTGTCGTCTGTTCGCGCAGAGCGACGTACGCGTCGGCCAGCCATTCGCCGGGCACGCCGTCGAGGCCGATCACGGGACAGCACTCGCCCGTGATCGGGTGCACGACGAGTTCCGCGCCAGGGCCCGTCTCTGAGCCGTTTCCCTGCGTCCTCCCGCCCCCGGCGCGTTCACCCTGCGTGTTCGTACTCATGTCGTCTCCCGACCGGCAAATCGACCGCGAGCGCCCCGCGTGGTGTAGCGCACATGCGGCGTGAGGTTGACCCCGACCGGCCGCAGACGCACGCCGTTGCGGCGCAACGTGTCGGCCACGCTGCTCGGGCAGCGCCCGACGATCGCCGCGACACCCGCGAGCGAGTGACCTTGGCCGTACAGCTGCGTCCGCAGCAGCTGCTCGTCGACGGCGAGCCGGGGCGTGCCGTAGTGGCCACGCGGGCGCACGTCGACGCCGTGAATCTCCAGGACGCGCGACACGCTGCCCTGCGACACGTAGAACTCGGCGGCGACGCCGCGCAACGTCGCGCGCGGGCGGTTGTACGCACGCACGATCGCCGCCTGCACGTCGGGCGGCACGCTCGGCACGTGCAGCTTGCTCGCGCACGTCGCGCAGTAGCGCTCCCCGCGCCCGGGTCCCTTCGGCCCGCCGCAGTCCTGGCACGGCTTGCGCACGCGCACGCTCACGACTCGGCCTCGGTCAACAGCGCGTAGCAGCGCGAGCACATGCCGCCCTCCTGCTCGGTCAGCAACGTGCCGCACTCGCGGCAGTGACGATCACCGCAGCGCGGGCACTCGGCGATCTCACGCTCGGACGGGTTGATCCAGCGGCCCGCGTTGTAGACGGGCGCGCCATGACAGAACGAGCAGTCGCTCATGGCCCCGGCCAATCCTCAACGGCCACCGTGGGGCACCAGAACCCACGCCGCTCGCGCACGACCAGCCCGCGCCGCTCCAGACGCCGCAGCGCGTCGTACCCGTCACTCGACGCGTGTCGGCAGTGCAGCCCCATGCGCGTGCACTCGCGGCAGGGACGATCACGACCCGCGTGCATCAGCTTGCCGACGTCGAGTGGGCGCACCGGGTAGGTGACGCGCACGTACGCCAGCACTTCCCGTTGGCGTCGGGACAGCGGCGTCGGTCGACGCACCGGGTGCGGCGTCTCGTGCCCGTCGAGGCCGATCTGTGTCACGGACACGTGCCCTCCTCGTGGGGCATCGGCTTGCCGAAGTCGCGCGCGGTCACGCACTCGGGGCAGCGGTAGGGCGCGTTGATCACGGCCGGGTGATTGACGGTCGTCCGCGTATGCGCCGACTCGGCGAGCCCGCACAGCGCGCAGCACGTCCACCATTCGTTCTCGGGCACGAACGCGTGGTTGGTGATCGTCGACGAGGCGGGCGTGTCGGGCGCGTCGATCACGACGCCACCTCGGCGACGTCACCTGCCAGCACTTCCGCCGCCCACGCGGGCGTCGGCGGCCACGCCTCGGACGCGATGATCGTCAGCGACCGGTTGGGCGGCCACCAGGCGAGCGCGGCTTGCGCGCCCGCCGCGCGCGCCTCGATCAGCAGCAGCGCGCGGGCACGTGGCCCGAACCGTTCGAACGCGCCGCCCGCCGTCGACTTGACTTGCACGAGCAGCGGCGACTGGCCCGCCTTGAGGGCGACGACGTCGGCGTTGCCCCACGCGAGCCGGTATGCGACGCACCCCTGCTCGCGGTAGTGGCGCATGACGTCGAGTTCACGTCCGCGCCCTCGCCGTTCGCCCGACATGGCTCACTCGCCCTCGTCGTCCTCGTGCGTGTCGGCCCACAGCGCGGCCACCTCGACGGCTGCCTTGGCGATATCGGCCTGGTAGGTCGCCTCGACCTCGGCCAGCGATTCGCGTACCGACTCGACGCGCCGCTGCGCGGCTTCGGCCTCCAGTTCGGCCCGTACCAGCGCCCCGCGCGCCTCGCCGACGCGCCCGAACTCGGCGCGCTGCAGCAGCATCGACAGGGCCTCACCGATCGCGCGCTGCGAGCCACGGTCGATGGTCTTGCCGTGCTCGGCGTTGAGCACGGTGTTCGGCGCGACACCCGCCTGGCGAGCGAGTTCGGCGGCTGAGATACGCAGCCGCTGGCGAAGCTCGCGCAGACGGCTCACGGCGTCCTCCGATGGTTGTACCGTCGCGGTCATCGTGGCCAGCACGGTACACCGCGCACAGCTTTGGCTACCAGAGGGGTCGGACGGATTTCCCGCTCGGAGCGCTACTTGCTTGCGCGCTCACCAGTTGCGTGGTCTTGCTCGTCATCAGACGACGAGGTCTCAACCACTAGTTAGGTGACGCTTGCGGTGACTTGCGCGATACTGCGCAACATGACGCAAGCATCATCCGAAGGTGCTAAGTCGCTCAACGGCACAGTCGATCGCCAGGAACTAGCGAGTCGAGTTCGCGCCGCGATGGCCTACGCAGGTCTAAGTCGCCACGAGGTGGCCGATCGTTGCGAGCTTCTTAGCGAGGCGAAAGTTCGGCGCACGCTCGACGCCATGCGCGACACGTCGCCGCTCGAACTGGCGCAACTAGCGAACGCCTGCGACGTCCCACTGAGTTGGTTCCAGCGTGGCGAGTGGTCGGTCGATGATCACGCCAGCCGCGACGCGCCGCCTCTCGTGTTTGGTCAGGGAAGCCTCGACGACCGGATGCGTGTCGTCGAGCATTATCTCGCCCTGCTGCTCAACGAGGCAGCGCGCCAGTCAGCCAGTCGGCCGCTGCCCGTGCACGACGCAGACGGCTCCGGTGATCGAGGTCGTCGAGCAGGTCGGCAAGTTCGGCGGTGACCGCATCGCTCGGCGCTTGGTCGGCGTCGAGTTTGGCGTGGGCGGCGGCGAGCATGGCGTCGATCACGTCGGCGACGTAGTCGCTCGGCTCGACGAGCATGCGCTCGACGAGGCCGTCGTCGGTGTGGAACGTCACGGCGCGCGAGTGCAGGCTCGCCAACTCGTGCGCCGTTTCGTGCGCGTGGAAGAAACGCGGCGCAGACCCGTGCTCACTCATGCGCGCGACCCTACGCCGCTGTCTTGCGCGTGACAAGGGCGTGAACATGCGTTCCGTGACGGGGGCCAGCCCTCCGCGCAAGTCGCGCGTTCGTATGCGGACGTTGCGAGCGGCGACGCGCCACGACTCGTCACACGCAACCGCGTAGCGGCTCGTCTCCCGCCCGCAGACGCGCAGACGACTAGAACGACGCAGCCGCCCCATCCGGGGCGGCAGGGGGCAGGGAAACGCGCCACAGACGCATCAGCGCGTGTGTGCGTCCCCCCGCGTGTCGGGCGTTCGGGCGTCTCGACGCGCTCAGGGGCGCGTCAGCCAGAACGCGATACAGACCACGACGATGCCGCAGACGACGAGAAACGCCGCCCACGTGTCGGTGCTCACCCGTCGACGCCGTCCGGCTCGTCGACGGCGTCGGTCGTCTCGGGTAGCTCGTCGACGTCGCGTTCGATCAGCGCGCGCGCCTCGTCGCTCAGGCGTTCGTCGGAGCCGGGCTCGTCGAGCGGGGCAAGCTCGCCACCGTCGACACGATCGTCTAGTTGCGCCATCCCATGCCTCAGTCCCTCACCAACGCGTAGCCGTACGTTTCGCTCGACCGACTGCGTGAGCGCTTGTAGGAGCCGCCACCGTTGCTCTGCGACCCGCTCGACCCGCTCGACGTGTTGCCTTCCCACGTGTAGGCGTAGTTGGCGTCGACGCTGCGGATCGTGCCGACGTGCACGCCGCGCCCGAACAGGATCACCAGATCACCCGTCTTGGCTTTGCTGCCGTCCGTCGTCCAGCCGCGAAACGGTCCCTTACCCGCCTTGGCGTAATCCTCGATCGACGCGACGCTGGCCAGCCACGAGTCGTTCCCCGACTTGACCTTGCCGCTCTGGTAGAGCCCCATGAACGCCCACACGCCGCACCACGGCTGGTAGCGCAGCCACGTGCCGTTGGCGCACGTGTCCTGCGCGTTGCGAATGCCGTCTTTGCGATCGTCACAGTTGCTGTCGGCCGGGTTCTCGGTGATCCCGAGATGCTTCTCGTGCCACGACTTGGACTTGTCGCGCCAGCTGGTCGTCGGCTTGGGGTGAAACTTGGGGTCGGGGTCAGGGAACGTGTACGTGCCCGCCTTCCACGCCTCCCACGCCGAGCCGTAGTGCGTGGCGATCTGGAGGTTGTCGTAGCGCTGGCGGCGATGATCGGAGTCCCAGCCGTGATCTTGGGCGTAGCGCCACACCGCCTGGCGCTCGTTCTGCAGCCAGTACAGATTGTCGAGCTTGCGTTGCTTCTGCGCGTCGTACTGCGTCTGGAAGCTCAGCCAGTAGCAGCGTTCCTTGACATAGACGTTCTGGTCGTCGTGCCCGCCCGGCATCCAGTCGCGCGGATAGCTCGCCTGCGCGTAGTGCAGCACGTCGTACCCGCGATTGATCACCGCATCGATGTAGTCGGCGCGTTGGCTGGCGTTCGCCCACGACGCGCAGTCGCTGCCCTTGGTCGCGTAGCAGTCGAGACGATCGTCGAGCCAGTGCCAGGCATCCTTGCGCCGTTGCGTCTGCGCGTCGTCGTAGCCCGCCCAATCCATCAGACGACGCAGGAACGTGTACTCCTCGCACGTCGTTTTTTCGGCGTCGCCGAGATGCTTCCAATAGTCGGCGACGTTGGTCACGACTCGGGCTCCGCTGCCGCCTGCGGCGACCCGCCGAGCGCCTGCACCGTGGAGAGGATCATGCCGTCCGTGATGACAGCCGGGTCCTTACCCGGCTCGTAGTCGGGCTCGTCGGGGTGCCCGGCCAGCGCCGAGTCCCACGCCGCGCCCCAGCCGGGCGATGCCGCCCACACGTAGCGGTTGTTGGCCACCCAATCGAGCACGGCGAGCCCCTGCGGCGTGCTGCCGTTGCCCAGGTTCACCGTGCCGAGATAGTCCTGCTGCGTGGCGGCGGCGCGCATGCGTTCGGTCATGTTCACGTCGTTGGCGATCTCCGAGATCGCCAGATAGGCGTCAGCCATTGCGGTGTCCTCTCATGCGGCGACGACGGCGACAAACGAGAACGGTCGATCGGTCCCGGTACCAGTGCTGGCCGTCTGCGTGACCACGCGGAACGTGTTCCCGATGAAGTTGGACGCGTTGGCCATATACGCGCTCGTTCCTGCCTCGGTGACCGTTGCGCCCAGCAGCCGGTCGGTCGTGGTCACGGTGTAATCCCCGCTCGCGGTGCGGCGTGCCGTGTACGGGCCGGGCAGGGCGATTGTGCCGTCCGAGTTGACGCGCCCGGTAATGACGCGCGTGGTCTGCGATCTCATCTCATGCCACCGTCAGGTCGATGTAGTGCTGCGCTTCCAGCGTGTCCGCGATGATCAGCAGGGACCCGGAGTCGAACGCCTCCACGTGATCGCCTGCGTTCTTCGGGCTCGACGCGAGCGGCTGCGTGGCCTTGTTGTAGATGCGCGTGACCTCTTCCTGCGTCATCGCGTAGTTGCAGACGAAGGCGCTGTCGATCTGGCCGGTGAACGCGCTGGAGCCATCCGAATTAGCGCCGACGCGGAAGCGATTCGCCCCGGCCAGCGTGAGGCTGTTGAGCACCGTAGACGTGGCGACGAGACGGCCGTCCATGTAGAGCTTGCGCTTGACGCCGTCCGCTGCCGTGTTGTCCTCCACAGCCACGGCGAAATGCCAGATACCGTCCGCCGCCCACGGCCCGGCTGCGTCATCCGCGCCCGACGCGAACCGGATAAAGCCCTGGTAGACGTAGAGAAGCTGTGTGTTGACCGCCGCCCAGGAGATCAGCGAGCCAACCGCCCCCGTCGCGGTCGTCTTGAACCAGCAGCCGTAGGTGCGGGCCAGCAGTGCGCTCGGCAGTCCGGCGTCGGTCGCCGCCAGCGAGCCCGCGCCGCCGAACGAGTACCCGGCCCCAAGCGTCCCGTCCGCCCCGGCCACGCTCACCGGAGCGGTGCCCTGCGCCGTGACCGGCGTGGCGTTGGAGCCCTGGTCGTTCAAGCTCCCGGCGGTGAAGTTGTACAGCCGCACCGGCTGCGTGCTGAAGTCGGTCGTGGCCAGCGCCGCGCCCTTGCGCTGACGGCGCACCTGGAGGTTCACGCTCTTGGGCTGCGCGCCGAGCGTGTGCACCAGCCGCGCGGCGTAGAGCAGCCTGATCTGATCCTCGGTGAGCACGTCGGCGGTGACGAACGCCTCATCGACGCGGCCGAAGTGCGGGCTCCCAGCGCTGGTCCCGGCGTCCGCAACGGCGGCACCGATATCCAGCGGCCCCGCCGACGCGAAGATCGTGCCGGGCGCGTTCGCTATCGCCTCCAGCGTACCGTCTACGTAGACGCGCACCGTCGTGCCGTCGTGCGTGGTCACGGCGAAGTGCCAGCGGTCGTCGCACACGTCGGAGGTCCCCGAGCCCTGCAACGCCGCCGCCCCGTCGGTCGAGACGCCGCCGAGCAGGTAGTTGCCCGCCGCGACCATGAGCCAGTAGCCGTTGTTGTTTCCCGCCGCCGCCTTACACAGTACGTATTGATTCGTCGCCCGCTTGGCCGTGCGGAACCAGCAGCCCCAGCTTCCCGTGGTGATGCGGAACGGGTCGGCCGCGCCGGTGTCCGCGATGTACAACGCCTGCCCGGTCGAGCCGGTGAACTGCGCCGCCGTCTGCGCCGCGCCGTTGACGCCGCTGGCGAAGCCCACGCCGCCCTTGTTGGTCAGGCTGCGCGCGTTGCCCGACGCGTCGGTCAGGTCGCTCAGGTTCCACAGGCCGCGCGGCGCGCTCAGGCCCAGGCTGGTGAAGTCCGACGACGCGAGTTGCCGTCCGGCGCGGCACTGGTTGACCTGGCCGACGTCGCTCACCAGGCTGCTGAGCGTGACACCGCCAACCACGGTGTCCAGCCGGTCGGCGAGTTGCTGCATGTCGGCCGGGACGTCGGCCGGGTCGTCGATGTCCGGGTACGGCAGCGCGAGCCGCGTGGTGAAGTGGTCAGGCATCGGTCCTCGGCAGGTTGTCGCGCATCGCGCGATAGGTGGGCCACGTCGAGCGCGCCTCGCGATAGGAGTCGACCTCGGTCAGTACGGCGCGGTAGGTCTGCCCGGCGATGGCCGCGTAACTGAGCAGAATCCCGCCCGGCTTCTGCGCGAGAATCGCCGCCTCCACGAGCGTCGCGTCCGGCGTCTCGGACCCGAGCGTGACCACGCCGAGCCGGTACGCGTCGTTCGCCAAGCGCTCGTTGAAAAACACGGTCTTGCTGCCGGTGAGGAAGAAGCCCGCCGCCGCCCGGATCGCGGCGGGCGTGCCGCGCTTGAATCCCGACACGTCTTTGATCATCGCGCGCGCCGTCGCATCGTCGACACCCTTGGGCAGCGTCACGCCGAGCAGCTGCGCCAGCCACGGCAACGCCCACGTCGGGCACAGATCGGGCGAGAGGATCGGCGCGAGCGGCGGGACGTCGCCCTCCGGGTCGAACACCTCCGCGACTTGCGCGAGCATACGCCCGATCGCCTCGCACAGGTAGGCGTGCGCCCAGCCGTACGCCTCGTCGTCGGGCGCGAGCGGTTGTGTGCGTTCGCGCAGACGCGCGCCGATCGGCGTGTGTTCGGGTGGTGCGACGGGCATCAGGGTGTGTGGTCGACGGTGATGGTGAAGTCGCCCGGCGTGGGTAGCACGACGACGCCGGGCAGCGGCACGTCGACGTTCGACCAGGCGGCGTCGCCGTGCTTACGCAGCTGCACGATCTTGACGTAGTACACGCCGACGGCGCGGTTGAGCCAGTCGACCGCCTCGTAGATGCGTGCGACGTTGTCGGCCGTCCACGTGTCGCCGGGGTCGCCGGTTGACGTGGCCTGCGAGCCCCACACGCCAGGGTCGAGCCATTGCGCGAGCATCGCCTCGGCGGCGGCGATCACGTCGGCGTCGAGATAGCCGGGGTACGGGTGCACGGTGGCCTGCACGTCAATCGCCGTGTAGCGCGGTGCGATCACGTAGGCCAGGAAGTTGACCTCTCGGGCGGCATCGATCGTCGCCCACACGGTGTGCATCAGCGTCTGCGACGGCGGCTGGCCGTCGTCGGCGGTGATCGCGGTGGTGACGCAGCGCGGCACGTTGTTGACGCCCGCGCCCGCGTTGACGGGTGCGCCCTCGACGACGAGCGGCCCGCCTGGCTGCCCCGCCGCGATGTTGTCGTCGGTCCCCGGCTGGTAGAGGTCGAGCGCCACGGCGCGCCCCACCCCCGGGACTTGCCGCGCCATCACGGCGAAGTCGTTGGGCAGGATCGGGCGCGGCGCGAGAATGGTCAGCGCGTCGGCCAGCCGGTCGAGATAGTCCTCGTCTGACTCGGCGTCGACGCCGCCCGTGGTGGTGGTGACGTCGATCGACTCGACGCCGTCGATCGTGTCGACAAGTTCGGCCGCGCCGAACGCGCCGTTCGCGTCCGCGCCCTCGTCGAGCGCGGTCACGCCGACGCTCACGTCGCCGCCGCCCTCGGGTGCGACGACGTCGTCGTCGACGGTCATCACGACGCGATCCCCGGACGGGTGCGGGACGCTGATCAGCGCCTGCGCGGGGATCATCACGGCGGGCGTGTCAGCGGCGAACGTGAACGTGGCGGTCGCCGTGGCGGGGGTCGCGGCGTGCGGCGCGATGCCGTACAGCGCTTGGCCTGCGTAGGCGAACGCTACGGGCGGCGACGTTGCGGCCTGTTGCACGACCTCGGCGGCGATCTGCCCGTTGCCCTCGATCAGCACCGTCTCGACGTTGCCGGGGCGCGCCACGAACCCGTCTATGGACGCCTCCATGTAGTCGACGGCCGTCTCGATCAGCGCGTCGGGATCGTCGACGAGGGCAAGCTCGGTGTAGTCGGCCATCAGTCGGACTCCTGCGCGTTGGGCATCGTGACCTCGACGTTGACTCGCGACGCGCCGGGGTCGGTGCGGTCGAACGGCAGTTCGCTGACGCGCACGTCGGCGCGCGGCTCCCACGCCTCGATCGCCTGCTCAACGTCGAGCACGGGCAGCGGGCGCGCGTCGAACTCCATCGGCACGACGCCGAAGTCGGGCCGCTCGACGCGATAGCCGAGCGGAAACAGCGTGATCGCGCCGACGCACGTCACGAGTTCGTCGATCGTGTCCTGCTGCACGGTGACGTAGCGGTCGCCGACGATGCGCAGCGGCAGCGCGAGATGTGGGACGTCGTCCATCAGGCGGGCGGGAAGATCACGTACGGGGTGCCGGACTGCGCGATAGCGACGACGATCGTCTCGCCGTCGTCGACGTTTTCGCCGCCGACCAGCGGGCCCCACAACGCGGCCGAGTCGTCGATGCGCGCGTAACGGTCGCCGCGTCGCGTGACGAGCACGCCCTCCAGCACCTGCCGGTCGCCCGGGGACGGCGCGGGCGGCGCGAGCACTTGGTCAAGGTCGGGCACGTCGTTCGCTGTTCTGGTCGCTCTCGCGGCGGTTGTCGTCTGCGCGTCGAGCGCCGCGTCCGTGCGCGCCGATGTAGGTGCCGATCACGCCGATGGCGGCGCCGGTCATCGTGGCCAACAGGTTCGCTTTCTCCGAGGTGATCGGCTGGTTGGACACCATCGTGCTGATTACCGCTGCCGCCATCGACACGGCCACGCCGAGCGCCAACACCAGCGCGATCAACCCGGCCCACTCGCCGTGAATCCACGACCCTCGGCGACGCATCTAGCACCCGGGCCAGCGACGGGGAGTGAACCCATCAGTGGGGCGCGGTGTCGCGCGCAGACGCGGGCCACGCCCGCCAGAGCCGTACGGGCTGGTGTCGAACCGCCACGCGTTGCCCACGCCGTGCAGTTGCGTCCACACGTGCCCGCTGTTCGCCCACACGGTGAACCGCTCACCGCGTCCCGGCTGCCCCCACGATTGCGCGAACTCGCCCGACGTGATCGCTACGTTGCCGGGGAACATGCCCGCGCGCCACAGCGCCAGCGACGTCGACGACGAGCAGTCGAGTCCCTGCCCGCTGTTGAGCGACGACAACGGCGGCCCGTGCCCGCCGCCGTACACGTAGGAGCCGCCCGCGTCGCTGATGCGTTTGGCCTCGGCGTACAGCTTCGCCGCCTTGGAGCCGTCGTCGATCGACGTCTCACCGAACGGTGACGTGCCCGCCGCGTTCGCTGCGCGCGTGACGCGTTCGTTGGCTGGCTCCAGCAGTTCCTTGCCGGGTTGCTTGAGCGTGACGGTGGCGTTAGGCGCGAAGTAGTCGCGCGACACGTTGGTGACCAGCCAGCGGCCGTCCGGGGGGCCGAAGCCGTCGACGATGATCACCGAGCCGGGTGGCGCGCTCCAGCGTTCCAGCACGACGTCGAGAGAAAGTTCGCTGGTGGCCTTGCCCCAGTCGACGTCCCACGACGCGTCGAGCACGGCCGGATCGTCGGGCGTGACCTGATAGCGCGCGCGGCGAGCGAACAGCTGCTGATCGCTCATGTAGTACACGGTGTTGCCGACCACGAAGCACCGCCAGCCGACCTCAGCGGCCAACCGTTGCATCGCCTCCCACGAGTTCTCGCCCGCGTTGCGAGTGAACTGGTAGCTCTTGGTGTACGTGCCGGTGGCGACGTCGCCCTCGGCGCTGGAGCCGCCCCACGCGCGCACGATGCGCGTCGCCTCGTTCTCGTGCTGCTGGTAGCCGCCGACGCTGATCTGCACGCGCGTGACAGCGCGCTCGATCCCGCCCGGGACGCGTTGCAATGAGCCGTTGGCTTGCTGCCAGCCCTTCTGACCGCCGCGCCCACCCGTGAGGAACATCGCCGTTGAGCCGCGCGGGTCGAGACGCACGCTGAGCGGACCCCACGGCGCGCGTTGTTGAAACAGACCGCGCGAGTCGGGACCGGCGACGTCGCCGTAGCCGAGCCGCTTGGCCGTCGACTCCTGGATGACGCAGCACACGGCGGCGATCATCACGTCGCGCGAGCAGCCCCGCGCCTGGCATTCGGTCAGCACGAGATTGAGGTTGCGCCGCTGATCGGGGGTCGCCTTGACGCCCTTGACGGTGATCTGCACGTTGGCCGGGAAGCCGCCCGCCGTGGCGTCGTCGGCGGTGGTGCGCGCAGCCACGGCGGTGGTGGTGCGTGCACCCGTGTCGATCGGCTGGCGGTCGTGTAGCTCGGGGCAGACGAACCGGTAGCGCCCGCGTGCCGCCTGCACCTCCTGCAACAGCGACAGGATGAACTCGGCCCGCGTGCACGACCCGCGCGACGCGCGGCGGGCGCCGCGTTTGCGCTTGAGCCAGTACACGATGCGATCCTCAAACGTCAGGTCGACGGTCTGCGCGGCCGTCGACGCGCGCATCTTCACCAGCCGGAACACGACGCCGTCGAGTTCGACCTCCATCGCGCGGTTGATCACGTCGGGCGCAAGGATTGGCTCCCACCCCTCGTCGACGGGGACGGGGTTCTGCCGGTACAGCGCCTTGGCTGAGCGCCGCTCGGCGCGCATGTCGCGCACGCGCCTGCCTCGGAACAGCTGCTCGTTGGGGTCTGACAGCGTGAGCGTGACGGTCGAGCCGCCCTCGATCGTGCGCTCAACGCCCACTGCCGTGACCGCGCCGCGCGCCTCCAGGTCGGTCACGCCCGGGTTGACCCAGTTGAGCACCAACTCGTCGAGGCCGAGCGTGGGCTTGAGCCCGACCTGTTCCCAGCGTGCCCACCGCGCGGCGCCCTGGCGCTTGCGTTCGTCGACGACGGCGATCCGTGCCACTACTTGGCCTTGGTCTTGACCGTGGCCGCGATCGGCGCGCGCAGCTTAGTCGCGGTCTTGAGCGTCTGGTTCGCCTTGCGCACCAGCGTGGGGTTGAGCGTGCGCAGATCGGTCCACTTGCATTGCGCGCGATGCGCCACCTTCGCGGGCGTGTCGCCCTTACGCGACGTGAGCACGCGCGTCTTGCTGCGCCCGCCCTGCAACGCGCGCTTGCGCAGCTGTAGGTACGACGGCGGCACGTACTCGCGCAGCGTCACGGTGAGCGCCTGCCGCAGCCGCTGCATCGACGTGTTGAGGATCACGTCGCCGTAGTCGACGCTCTCGATCACCCAGCGTTTGGCGGGCAAGGGGATGCCGGTCACGCGCACGATCCCGGGCGGTGACTCGTCATCGCCGCGTGCCACGGTGAGCAGGCGTCGCAGCGTCGTCTCTTGCGACGTGTCCGCGCCCCAGCCGTCGAACATCAGCGGCAACGTGACCTGAAACGGCTCGCTGCCCGTCCATGTCGTCATGCCGATTTGGCGCGGGCGTGTCGTGACGTCCCAGCCGCCGAGTCCCGCCGTGATCGTCACGGGCTCGTCGCCGAGCAGCACCGTGCAGTCGAGGCGCGGGTCGTTGCACGTCAGACGCACGTAGCCGGGGGCGGTCATCGGCGCGCCTTGCGATCGGCTGTGTCCTCGGCCACGGCGGTGGCGATCATGCGCCGGTCGAGCCACACCTGCGTGACGATCGGCGGCAACGCGGCCGACGCGCCCGCCAGCGCGGGCGTCGGGCCGAGACGTGACGGCAGCGGCGTGATCCGCGCGCCGCCCGGTAGTTGCACGAGTTCGGGGCCGCGTTCGCCGACGACGCTGTAGCCGCGATGCGCCATCACGCCACCGAACGCGTGGCCCGGCAGGTGCAGGAAACCGGCGATCTTGCCGCCGAGCTTGCCTCCCGGCAGCAGCGATTTGATCGCGTCGAGGATCGCGCCCGGGGCGGAGCGGATGCCGTCGACGATCGTCGACACGAGATGCTTGCCGAAGCCCTTGAACCAGTCGAGCACGCCGCTTGCGCCGCGCTTGATCGAGTCCCAGTGTTTGCGGATCATCACCACGGCGAACGCCCACGGCGCGACGAGCGCCAGGCCGATCAGCTTCCAGTTGGCCTTGACCCACGACCAGAACGCCTTGAGCGCGTTCCACACGGCGTTGACGCCCGACCGGAACCAGCCGACCTTCTTGTAGGCGATGATCAATGCGGCGACGATCGCCGCGACGGCGAGCGGGATCAGCAGCCACGCGGCGTTGAGGCCCATCGTCGCCACGGCCGCCGCGATCGCCGCGACCTTGTAGGCGATCAGGGCGATGGTCAGCGGCGCGACGACCGCCAGCACGGCCGTCATGTTCTGCGCCATCGACGACAGCACGCGCGCGCCCAGCGTGAGCGCCGGGAGCAGGTTCTTGCCGAGCGTGGCGGCGGCGTTGGTGTACTGCGCTTTGAGGATGCGCTGCTGGTTGGCCAGCGACCCGCTCGTGCGTCGAAAGTCGCCCTGTGCGTCCTTGCTGTCCTTCAACATCAGCGCATAGCTCAGTTGCGCTTTGGTGGCCGCGTCGAGCGGCCCCTTGGCGAGTTTCATGCCGCGATTGAGCGCCTCTTGGCGCAGGCGCGCGTCGCTGAGGAAGATGCCGAATTTGCGCAGCGGCTCCGTCTCGCCCGCGAGGCCCGAGCGCAACGCTTCGAGCGTGTCCTCGGGCGACGCGTTGTTGAACGACGCGAGGTCGGCGGCCAGCTTGACCATGTTGCCGCTCATCTGCGCCGCGCGTTTGCGCGCGAACCCCATCGGCACGAGCATGTTCCCGAACGTGCCCGCCGCCGCGAGCGCCTGCTGCTGGCTCATGCCGAGCGCCGTCGCGGAGTCCTTGGACCAGTTGATCAGAGCGCGGCCGTTGCGTCGGAACACCACGCCCGTTTTGTTGACCTCCTCGTTCAGGTCGACGGCGCCGCCGACCGCGTCGCGGATGCCCTTCTGCGCGACGGCGATAGCGCCCACCGACGCCATCGTCTTGAGCATGCCGCCCCACGCCGCGCCCGTCGCCTTGGTGGACTTCTTGACCTTGTCCTCGGTGTCCTGCGATGCCGTACCGACCTTCTCGACGCTGCCCGCCGCCGAGTCCATCGCCAGCGTGAATTGCGCCTGCCCGGAGGCGCGCAGCCGGATGATGACGTCCTGTGCCGACACGGAGTCAGCGCTTGCGGCGTAGAGCGGCGGCGAGTTCGCTGATGATCATGCGAGCGAGCGCGTGGTCGCGTTGGGATTGGTACTCGGCGGCGGCGTGCACGACGCGCGAGAGCACATCGAACTCGTCGGGGTCAGCGCGCAGTAGGTGCGCGGGTGCTACGCCGTGCGTGGCGGCTGCCCCCGCGAACTGGATCAGTTCGCGGGGGAGGCTTCCCCCGGCGCGTCACCGCCCGGGTTGCGCATCCACGTCGACAACTGCTCAAGATGCTCGGCCAGCGCGATGCCGTTGCCGCCGAACAGATGACGCACGACGTCGGCCGGGGTGAGTTCGTCGACGTCGTCGATGCCCTCGGGCAGCGGCCAGTCGAGCAGCTGCCAGAGCGCGGTGTCCAGGCGCACGTGCAGGTCGGTGTCGACGTCGTGCTCGTGCCAGATCAACGTCTGGCACGAGGCGATGGCCATGTCGATGGCCAGCCCGAGTTCACGCATCGCGCCCGCCGCCGCGAGCGTGACGTAGCGCTCCAACTCGTCGACGGGCAACACGCCATACACGACGATCAGCCGCTCGCCGAACTCGCCGCCCACCGCGAGTCGCAGCGTCTTGGTTCGGCGTTGCGCGGCTGCCGCCGCGCGCACATGCGCGAGCACGCTCCCCGGGGCGGCGTCTGCGGCGGGCGGTTCCCCTGCGCCCGCCGCAACCACCCGGATACCCGGGACGCTCATGCGACACCGTCGATGGTGAACTCCAGCGTCAGAATCGCCGCGTCGGTGCCGGTCGAGTCCAGATCGGGCGGCGTCGTCGTCTTGAGCGTGCCCGAGTAGGTGAGCGGGTCGCCTGCGCGCTCGCCGTTGACGTTGAGCGGCGTGAGGCCGATCGCGCCGCGCCCCGCGCCCACGCGTGACGCCAGCCATTTGATCACCGGCCAGTCGCGCACGTAGTCGCAATAGCGGGCGATCGTCAGGTTGCCGAACGTGCGCGAGCCGCCGAGCGATATCTCGCCCGCCATGCCGCCCGGCTTGTACTTGGCTTCCTCGGAGTCGAGTTCGCCACCGCTCTTGGTGTCGAACACGCCGAGGTCGCGGCCGTCGACCGCGCACGTGATCAGCCACGTGTCCTCCCGCGTTGGCGCAGGCGGCATGAGTGCTTCCTTTCAGTGAGGGCGGGGAGCGCGCTAGGCGCGCGGGAAACGGGCCTGAGCCGTGCTCAGGCGGCGATCGGCACGTCGAGCGGGACCTTGACCACCTCGATGACCACCCACTCGGCGCTCGGGGAGGTCTTGAGGCGGATCACGGCGTGCACCTCGCCCGCCATGATCGTCTCGGTCGTGTTCACCTGCGGGCCGGTGTCGACGTTGAACGCGTCGGCGGGCGTCGCGCCGTACAGCGCGTTGATCTGGTACAGGTCGAGCAGCATGGCGGTGAGTTCCGCTTCCAGTGCTGCGAACAGCTGCCGTCGCCCGTCGATCTGGCGAAAGAGATAGTTCTGCGCGATGGCGTCGGCGCGATGCGCGACGGTCATCACGACGCGCGAGTTGGGGAACCACAGCCAGTTGCTGTCGTCCGGTCCCGCCGCCGTGCGCGCGCCGTAGGTGCGCACGTCGCCGTAGACCATCTTGGCCAGCGTCACGCCCGCGTCGTTCAGCGTCTCGCGCTCGTCGTCGGTGTAGTCCTGCGACAGGCCGACGCTGAGCCGGTGCACGCCGTTGATCCCCGCCGCCGCCTGATTGGGGTTGCCGAGTAGATCGGCCTTGGCGATCAAGCCCGCCTGGATGCCGCTGAACGACACGCTCACGCTCGCGCCGACGTCGGGCACGGGGTAGCTGATGGCCGGTGCGAGTGCCGCCGCGAAACGCACGCCGGGGAGGTCGTACAGCGCTTCGACGGCGGCTTGCACCGCTGCGGCGTCGCCCGCCGCCAGGTCGAGCAGCGCGCAACGGTGCGTCTTGTCGACGTGCGCCAGCACGGCCGTCTGCACGTCGAGCGCGGTCAGCCCGGGTGCGCACACCTGCCCGGGGCCGAGTTCGTAGGTGAACAGGTCGAGCGCCGTCTCGACGGTCGTGGCGTCCGGCGCGGTGTCACCGCTGCTGGCCACGTACGCCGTGCCGCCGCCCTCCTGGAAGAAGCCCGCGACGGCGTCGCTCATCGACTGCCCGCCCGCGCGTGCCCCATACGTGGCGGCGTACTGCTTGAGCGACGTGACCTTGTTGTACTCGTCGGCCGGTCCCGTCGCGGTTTGGCCGACAAAGAATGCCTGCCCCGTGTTGAGGGACGGACCCCCCGGGGTGGCGACGTCACTGATCACTACATCGGTGCCGGGTCGCGGCATCACTCCCCCTCGGGGTCGATGGGTTCCTTGTCGATGGCGACGTCGGCCGTCTGCGCGGTCGGCCATTCGGGCGACTCGGGCGTCGGCGGCGTGTTCGCGTCGGTGGGCGGCAGGATCGGCGCGAGCGGCCCGGCGTGGCGTGTCGTGACGTCGGCTATCTCGACGGCGAACTCGACGACGGCCGTGCACACGCTGCGGTCGTCGATCGACGGCAACGTGTCGTAACGCTCGTCCTGCCATTCGATGCGTCGCACGTCGAGCCCGTCGAGCAGCTGCTGCTGCACGTAGAGGGCGCGCACGGCCAGGGCATACAGGCGCGCGTTGCGCAGGGCGTACGTGTTGCCCGCCGCGCTCAGATGCACGGCGACGTTGACGCGCCAGCGGGCAACGTAGATGCCGCGCCCGTCCGCGCGCGGCGGATCGGTCAGGCCGGGGGAGGCGACCAGCACGGCGGGCGTCTGGTCCTCGGGCATCTTCTCCACCTCGGACGAGACGACCCACGAGCGCGGCAACGGCAACGTGCCGACGACGAACGCGTGGAAACGTTCGACCTCGGCCAGGTAGTCGGGCAGCCACTTGCGGCCCTGCGCGACGATCGCCTGCTCGACGTCGACAGCCGCCACGAGCGCGCCGAACGCACTTTCCCTGGCGTCTGCCGCCCTCGGCGCGTGTCGCGCGACTAGGACGTCGGGTTTGGTCATGCGCGTCTTAGATCGGCCCCTACGCCCTGCGCGGCGCGGGTGCCCAGGTCGGTGGGGATGCGCGGCGGGCGGGCGCGCATCGTCTTGGTGCCGCCGAACACGAACCGCGCGTACGGCACCATCGTGGCCAGCGTGTAGCCGTCGTCGCGCACGTTGACGATCGACTCCGCGCCGCCCTTGACGCCGCGTTCCAGCCGCCCGGTGGCGACAGGGATGCCGCTGATGCGCCGTTGCGCGTCGTGCGCTTCACGGTCGAACGTGGCGCTCTGGTGCAGCGCCCGGTAGCCGACGTTGCGCAGCATGCGCCCGGCCTCGCGGGCGCCCGTGCACGAGACGTCGAGTTGGGTCACGTGTCGTCGGTGATGATCGGCGGCAGCCCGCGCTCGGGGTCGCCCTCGCCCGGATAGCCGATCTGCACGTCAGGCAGCGGCTCCGGGGGCGGCTCGGGGATCAGCACGCGCGCGGGCGTGTCGGGCGTCGGCGCGACGCACGCCTGCTGCCACGTCGCCGGGTACTCGGGATAGCGCCAGCCGTCCGGGTAGTACGTGGCCAGCGTCGCGGGGACAACGGGCAGGCTGTGATAGCCGAAGCCTTCGCCGCCGCCCTGCCCGTCCGTCGAGCCGGACGTAACGCACGCGTGCAGCGCCTCGACAGCCTGGTCGAGCAGGTCTTTCAGTTCGCTGTACGGCGAGCGATCCGACCGGATTTGCTCCGGGAAGTAGGAAAGTTCGATCAGGCACGCCGCCTGGTAGGCGATGGCGCTGCGGCAGATCGGCGCGCACGTGTCGCCGGGACCGTCCGGGCCGGTGATCTGGCCCGCCGCCAGCGCGATCAGCGTCTCTACCTCGGCCAGTGTCGGGCGGGTGGCGTTCGTCCATGCGCCAAGTTCGACACCGTTGGTGTCCTTGGTGCGCGCGCGCAGAAGCGCGGCGACGTCGTCGGGCGTCGCTTCCCACGCGACAGGATCGTCGGGAATGCTCATAGCGTGTGGTGGGCGCGCCCCGGCCCCCTCCGGGGCGCGCGGCCGTCAGGCGGCGATCGTCAGCTGCTGCGGGTCGGTGTCGACGCCGTTTTGCGTGTGCACGTATACGTCGATCACGTCCGGCCCTTGCCAGACCGCCGAGTTGATCCACGTGGTCAGCTGGTAGGGCGAGACGTACGTGGTGCGCTCGACGTTGTCGGCCACCACGAGCCGGTCGCCGCGTTCCCACGGCCCGCCGAACGCGCTCAGTGGCGTGTCGGGCGAGCCGATGGTGAACGTGTCGGGGTAGATGGCCTCCAACGTCGGTTCGGGCGGCGGTTTGACCGCCTCGGTCAGCGTGTAGCGGTCGCCGTCGAGCGCGGGCGCGCTGTTATCGACGACGATGCGCCCGTCAGTCGTGCCCAGGTCGACGGGGTAGCTCACGACGACGAACTCGACGACGACGACGAGGACGTCGACTTGGACGTCGACGACTTGCTGCTCGACGGCTTGCTCGACGACGTCGACGACGACGACTTGCCGTAGTCGGGGTCGCGCGACGCGGCGAGCCGATCGGCGCGCAGCTGGTCGTGCACCTCGCGCTCACGCTGCGCCGTCTCGGGACCCTGTCCCTGCAGCGTGAACGCGTCGTTCTCGATCGCACTCGGCGGACCCATGCGGCCCGTCTCGTACGCCTCGGCGTGCATGCTCTCGCCTCGGTCCTTGTCGGCCATGTCGTCGCCTCCTACGGCGTCGCGTTCTGCATCACGGCCCACGGGTAGCGGGTCGCGTCGTTGGTGTTCTCCCAGGTCATGGCGTTGGCCACCTGGAAGCCGTAGCGCGCGACGACGCGTAGCGCGACCATGTCCTGCTGCGGCAGGTTGTAGATCACGAGGCCCGTGTCGTCGGTGATCACGGCCTGGTCGAGCACCTTGTACGTCAGGTCCTGACGGATGCCGAGAATGCCCTGGCTGAAGTCGCCCGCGATGCCTTCGGCGGTTGCCGGGGCGGGCCACAGCCCGGTCATGGCGTACCGGATCGGCACGCCATAGATCGTGCCGCCCGACACCTCGGACAGCAGCACGCCGTTGGCGTCGCGCGCGTTGCGCAGCAGCCCCTTGTAGATGCCGGTAGTCACGAACCCGTCGACGACGAACCCGTCGGCCTCCACGACGCTGAACAGGCCCGACACGTCGGCGCTGATGCCGCCCGCCGCCGCGTTGTTGGTGCCGCGCTCGTACAGATTGCCCGCCGCGATGGCAGCGGGCACGATCGCCTGCGGCCACGTCGCGGGCTTGTTGGTGCCCAGAAAGATGGCCGCGTCGAGCGTACGCCCGACCGCTTCGGCGAGTCGCGGCTGCACCTGGCCCCACAGGTCAAAGTCGGCGTCGTCGATCACCGCCTCGGGGACGGGCACGATGACGGCGATCTCCTCGGCCTCCAGGTACTTGCCGCCCCACGCCATTTCCGTGGTCTGCTTGAGGCCGGTGTCGCCGTTGACGAAATACGCCACCGGCAGCGCCGACAGCACCGGCATGCGGCGCGTCTTGGTCGACATGGTCACGCTGGGGAACAGCGAGAGCGCCGCGCTCGACTGCACGGCGGCTTGCAGCACCTCGGTGGCGACGTCCTCGGGAATGAAGGCGTCGACGTCGGCGCGGCTGATGATGTTGTTGTAAGGCACGGTGTCTCCGTGTCAGCGATGGATGAGGTTCGCCATCGCGGCGTCGGGCGCGTCGCACGCCCGAGACGTCAGCGACGCACGCGTGAGCGGATCGCTGCGTTGAAGCCGTCGCGTCCCGTCGCGGGCGCGGGGCGGGCACCGGCACCGAGGTCGGCGGGCGTCGCGCCCGACGTCGCCTCGTTGGCGGCTTCCTGCTGTACCTCCTTGGCGAACGCCTTGGCGTCCGCCGCCAACTCGTCGGCCGTCGTGCCGTCGAGCCGCTTCCACTGCTTCGGGATGCCCGCCTCGATCGCGGCCTGCATCTTCAGCACCTGAAGCTCAAGCGTCCCCACCCGCCCCGTGGCCTCGTCACGGGCAGCGGTGAGCTTCTCAAGCTCCGACTTCTCCGCGTCCTCACGGGCGCGGGCCTGCTCGGCGAGCGTGTCGCGCTCGCCCTTGATCGTGCGCAACTCGCGCCGCAACGCGGCGAGCGTCGCCTTGCCGCCCTCGCCCAACTCGTCGTCGGTGGGGGCGGGCACTGCATCAGCAACCCCAGCAGGCGGCGTCGCGCCACCTTCGGGCGTCGCGCCCGACGTGGGGGTGGGGTCAGCCATCGCGGCTCACTCCTTGATCGATGGGTGGTGTCGTGTTCTGGTCAGGGGGCGGCTGTGAGCCGTTTCCCTGCCCCCTCCCGTCACCGGAACGGTCGGGCAGAGACTTCAGTCGACGCATACGCTCGATCTGCTGTGGCGACTCCCCGTGCATCGCCCACAGCACCTCCAGCGGGTAGCCGATCGTCTGCAGCTTGATCAGCGCGTCGACGAGTTCGCCCTCGCTGCGCGACTCCGGGTCCTGCCACAGCGTCTCGGCGTTCGCCGCCGCGCCGCGCACCGTGTCCCCGCGATACAGGAAGGCGAGGCGCATGCTCTCCTCCCACGTCTCGCCGAACGTGATCTGCTTGCGCTTGGCCTTAGCCACGAGGCCCGTCTCGGTCGCCTTCAGCGACTCGCCGGACGGGAACGACCCCGACTGGCCGAGCAGGTAGTGCGGCGGCGTGCGCGTCTGCGCCGCCACGTGCTGGATCAGCACCTCCACCTGTTTGACGTACGCCGCGCCGTCTGACTCGGCCAGCTGCCCGAAGCGCACCTTGTCGTCCTCGGCCACCCACATGCGTGACACGCTGGACAGGAACTGCTCGCGGTCGAGCGGGCGCCCCGTCTCGGGGTCGGTAGGAATCTCCAGGCCGGTGGCGTAGCGTTGCGGGAAGGCGATGTACTCGCTGTTGACCAGCATGTCGGCCAGCAGCTTGTTGACCGCGTCTTGCAGCGGGATAACCACGTTGAGGTCGCTGATGCCGTCCGCCAGCATCGTCGGGTTGTTCAGCATCGGCACCATCGGCACGATCCCGATGGCGTTCCCGTAGCCCGCGCCGTCGCTCACCCACTCGCGCGACGACTTGCGCCGCACGTACGGGTAGAACCGCTCGGGCGTGTAGAGGATCGAGCGCGCCGTCTCGCCGTCGTCGTCCTGCCAGCGCTTGAGCCCCGCCAGGCGCTTGCGACGGTCGTCGGGCGCGGTCCACACGATGCACTGCGCGGGCGTCTCGACGGTGATTCGCGGCGTGTCGGCGTCGTCAACGTTGGGCACCACCAGCACGTAGGCGATCCCGCTGCGCACCGCCTCGGTGTGCGCCAGCGTCGAGTCGGCGTCGAGATAGTTGGCCTGCCACAGGTCCCACGCCGCGTCGTCGGCCGTCTCGTCGCCCGAGCCGAAGCGGAACCCGATCACCTTCAGGCGTTCGACCGACGCGTCGACCACCAGTTGGCACCAGTTGTCGGACAGTTCGGCGAACAACGCGCCGAACGTCTCGCGCCACTTGCTGGTGGCGAACGCGATCCGATGCTGCCCCTGGTAGTAGGCGGCATAGCGTTCGATCGCGGGCAGCCGCTCGTCGAGCTTGTCGGCCAGCGTCTGCGCGACAGCGTTTGGTGCGGCCATCAGAAGCTCATCACCCGGTTGCGGCGCTGCACGAGCGCGCCATCCGCGACGGCATCGCAGCGCGCCTCATACGCGAGCACGGCCGCGACGGCGGCGTCGATCTTGGATGCGTCGCGGTCCTTGGTCAGCCAGTAGCCGCCGCGCACCTCGCGCATGCGAGCGTTGAGCACGTGCTCGCTCAGCACGGCGTCGCCCGTGTGCGTGCACGTCTGCGACACGACGTCGGTGCGGAACCGCTCGACGGCGTGAATCATGCGCGACGTGTTGGTGGCCCACGGCGTGACGGCGGGCTGCCCGTACTCCATCGCCCAGCCGTCGAGTTCGGACTGCCACAGTGGCGGGTCGAAGTAGCCGCGCACGACGTCGTAATGCTCGAACGTCCGCGCGATCGCCGCGTCGACTTGCGAGGTGTGCACCTGCCACGCGCCCGCGTTCTCGCCGTCCGGTGCGCCCCACACGGCCAGCGGCTGCACGAGACCGTCGTGCAGACGCGACGCGACCAGTGCCGTGCAGTCGCCCGAGCGCGAGCCGTCGAACCCCAAACAGATGCGGTCGCCCGGCATGATGCGTTCCTGACGGCGCGCGGCGGCGTGCCACTGCTCGCCCGTGATCCACCACGTCTCGGACGCCATCCACAGCCCGCAGGCGAAGCGCGCCCACTGCCACGACAGCATCGACGGCGAGTCGTGGCGTTGCGCGAGCGCTTCCAGCGTCTGCCACGACGCGGGGTTGGCCAGCTTGACAGTGTGCAGGTCGTCAACGTTGTCGTCGCGCGTCAGCGCCCACTCGTGCATCACGTAGCCGCCGTCATCCGACCGGGCGCGCAGGTAGCGCCCCTCACGCGCGACGTCGACCAGCCGGTAGGCGTGCTGGCGCATGATGCCCAGCGGCGAGGATTCGCTGTCGCCCGCCGTGCTAATCGTGATCATGCGCCCGTCGCGCGGGCCGAGGCCGTCGCGGAAGATGCCGTACAGGCCCGCGCTCTTGTGCCGGTGCAACTCGTCGACCAGCGCCAGCGTGGGGATCACGCCATCGGCGGTGTCGACGTCGGCGGCCAGCACGCGAATGCGCCCGGAGTCCTTCAGCGACTGAATCTCGCGGTAGCCGCGCTTGACCTTGACGCGCGTGTCCAGGCCGGGTGTGCGACGCACGAATCCCGCCGCCTGGTCGTACAGGATCGTCGCCTGGTCGCGTGAGGCGGCGCCGACGACACATTCTGCATCGGGCGTGACGATCAGGTGGTAGAGCGCGAGCGCCGCCAGCAACGTGCTCTTGCCGTTCTTCTTCGGGATCAGGATGAGCGTCTCGACCGCCCCGCCGAAGTGATCGGCCAGCATGTTGCGCTGGAACGGCTCCAGCGTCATCGGGTCGCCGTTCTCCAGCACGAGCGCGCCGCAGAAACGCGCGAACGCGCCTAGTTCGTCAACTGCCATGACCGCGCCTGCGTTCCGCGAGTTCGTCGACCTCGGCGAACGGGTCGCTCGGCTTGCTGGCCTGCGTCACGTCGGCCGCGCGGTCGCGCTGGCTGATGCGCGCCCATCGTTCGGGGTAGCCGCGTTCCAGCAGCCACGCCGCCGCCTGCCAGCTGCCGTCACTCGCCGCCTTGGCCACGATCGCCACGTTGCGCGACTCGGCGCGCGCCTCGGCCTGGTCGACGTCGAGCCGGAACGCGGCGAACGGCGCGTCGGCGTCGTCGCCCGCGCCCTGGTCGTACCACCAGCGGGCGTGCGTCTCGCGCACGCCGATCGCCTTGCTGGCGGTGGCGAACGTGTTGCCCGCACGCATGATCGCCACGAACTCGGCGTGGCGTTCGGGCGTGAGCTTGGCGCGGCGTCCGCGACCGCGCGGCGGCGTGCCATCCTGGGCGGGTGGTTCTGCGCTTTCGCTCATCGTGGATCGAGCCGATTCGCTCGGGTGACAAGACGCAGACGCTGCGTCGGGCGGTGGGGCGGCTGCGCCCGGGTGACGTCGTCGCGGCGGTCTGCCGCTACGATCGCGAGCCGTTCGCGTCGCTGGCCGTCGACGTCGTCGAGGCCGTGCTCGTGCGGGACTTGTCCGACGACGACGCCGCCCGCGAGGGCGTCGCCTCGCGCACGCTGCTCGTCGCCTCCCTGCGTTCGTTGTATCCCCGCACGGATGCACTCGTGCGCGTGCGTTTCCGCGTGGTCGAGACGGGACCGGTGAGCGCGCTCGCCGTCTCGACGTCGAGCGGCGCGCCCCGGTAGCGGAACACGGCGTTGGGTCGGCGTCCCTGCTTCCACGGCTTGGTCGCGCCCTTGCGCGCCGCCGCCCACGCTTGGCGCGCCTGCATGCTGTTCGGCCCGTGCTGGACAGCGAACGTACCGGGGCGGTGTCGCAACTCCCACATGCGGGAACGGTCGAACGAGCGGATCAACGCGGGATGAGCGGGGTAGGTGTGCACGTCGTAACCAAGCGCCATGTAGGCCGCAGCGACACGATCGACCAGCGCGAAGGCCAGGCCGAGGCCCTGCCAGTCGGGGAGCGTGACCAGTCGCGAGACGGCTTTGATCGCCCGGTTACGCGGGTGCGGCCGGTGCAGCACGCCGCAGAACGCGGCCGGGGTCGCACCGATCGAGAGGACGTAGCACTGCGCCGAGTGATTGAGGTCCGACGTCAGATAGTGAAACGGAGCGAACCGCGCCCATGAGGCGTACGGCTCGCGGCTGATCGTGCAGTCGAGCGCTGGCCGGGGTTGAAGATGCCTCCAGGTGAACTCAAGCGTCGCCGGTTCCAGCGTCCAGTCGGGCTGCAGCCAGTCGACGACGTCGTAGTGGCACGTCGCCACCACCAACCGCATCTTGCGCTTGCGCACGTACCTGCTCACGGCGTGCGCGCCGATCTTCGCCACTTGACGGTCGACCACCGACGTGAACTCGTCGAGCACGATCGTGCGGTCGGGTTGCGCCTCCGCCAGCGCGCGCGCCAGACCGACACGGAACTGCTCGCCCGTGCTCAACACGTCGTGCGGTCGCAGCCACGCCGGAATCGTGTTGAACCCCACCGCCTGGCAGACGGCGGCAAGATCGTCGACGCGCATGGCGGCCGGGAAGTCATCGACGACGGCCAGCCCGCTCCACTCGTGCTCGATCGGCTGCCCGAACGCGTGCGTCAGGATCGTCGTCTTGCCCGAGCCGGACGGGCCGACGATCAGGCCGACGTTCCAGTCGCGGTCGTCGAGCGGAAGCTCACCGCGCCAGCGCAGCGTCTCGCGGTCACGCAGGGGCACGTCGAACGCCGCGCTCAGCTGCTGCGCGCGCACGGTGCGCGACGGCGCGCCGCCCACCTCAATGTCGAACGTGACGCTCATCCGCTGATCGCCCGCACGTTCAAGCCCTCGGCTTGCAGACGCTCCAGCCACGTGGCCTGTTCGACCTCGTCCTCGCACTCGATCACCAGCCGGTACTCGACGTCGCCCAGCTGCGGGGTGGTGTCGGCGGGGTCGCCGCCCTCCGCGCCGCTCAGCTGGTCGAGCAGCTGCCGCAGATCGTCGTCGCCGTAGCCGGTGCCGTCGAGGCCCGCCTCGGAGTCCGCGAGGTGCGAGAGCAGCGCGGCCAATTCGTCGTCGTCGTCGGTGGCCAGATCGGACGCGCGGTTGTCGACCAGCACGATCCGCGCCGCCGTGTCGTCGTCGACGTCGACGAACGTGGCGGCAAGCTCACTCCAGCCGAGTTCGCGCGCCGCCATCATCGTGTGGTTGCCCGCCAGCACCTGCATCGTGCGCGAGTTCACGACGATGGGGCGGTACTGCCCGTGGCGCTCCAGCGACGCCTTGAGCACGTCGAGACGCCCGCGACGCGGGTTGCCCGGGTAAACGTGCAGGCCGTCGATGGGAACGACCAGCGCGTTGAGCGTGTCGGGGATCACGGGTCAGTAGAGCGCGGCGTCGATCTGCGCACGCACGTCGTACACGCGCCAGTCGACCCCGGGCAGTCGCTGCGGGCGGTACGTGCGCCGCAGATTGCGGCGTCGCGCGTGGCGCAGAACGGTCCCCGTGGGGTCTGGGGGTGTCGCGTGGTGTCCTGCGGTGGCATGATTTGTCCACGGCACCGGGTGCTCCTCTCGTGGGTGAGCGGTGTCGAGCAGTGCCAACGCCTCGGTCGGTAGCCGGGGCGCTGGCGTCTCTAGGGTCGAGGTTCGCTTACGTGCGGTAAGTCGGTTTTCCGGGCGTTTTTCGCGGCGCGC